AATGCTAATGAGTGTAAAGTTTGAAAATATTTAATATCTTTTTTTGTAAGGTGTGTATTTATTTTTAAAAATCTATCCCTTGCTTCACCTGCAGCTTTACGAGTAAATGCAAAATAACCTATTTTATTTAAGGGCGTGCCTTTGTTTACATATCTCTGTACTTCGTTTAATAATCTTCTAGTCTTACCTGTGCCTGGTGGACCCACTACTTTATATCTCATTAGTAGTTATCTCCTTTTCTTTCTACTGGCTTGTATTCTATCTTATCTATGTGAAGTTGTTTTAACCTACATACTTTTAAAGTCTTACCATCTACATTTAAAGAGTGGTTAAACTCTACATCACATTTATCTTTTAATTTTTGCGCTATTCTCTCCTCCGGTATTTTCCAACTTGCACCTAGATGATCTATAAAAGAATTAAATCTAAAATAATGATAGCCCTCCTCTGTCAAACAAGATCCACTATTTATCTGTATTCTCTCTCTCGCTCTTGGTCCATTAACACAATACTGAAACAGCTCCTCTCTTAGTCTATCTTCTATCTGTGTTCCTGCAGGTGGTGTTATTTTTACAGAGTTCTTTCTAAACTCTGTAAGCTTCGCTCTAAAATCTTTCGGTTTTAATGGTTCATGATAGATACCTGTTTGCTCCCATATCAAATCTAACAACTCTACTTGTTTTGTTATTAGTCGCCTGTTGCTTGCTACTACACCAGCCTTAGTGCCATCTGGTAATGCCACATTGAATCTATACTCTGGCTCCGCATACATAATGATTTCAAAATCTGTAATGTCAGGAAACATAGTTATACTATCTGACTTAACACCAAACGGTCTAGAGTAACAAAGACTACGCATACATTTACTATGTATTGGATCTTCATAACAAGTATGGCCTGCTGTATCTTTTCTCCACGCAGTTATCTTAGAATCTAGTTTTGATTTATCCCATGGGTCCTCTAAATAATTATAGTTTGCTTTTGCAACATAATCTGGCCATTTGTCTTTGTATTTCTTTTTAGCAAAGACCATATAATTATACATAAACCTGTCTCTACCATCATCCAGCTTTCTTTTAGAACACAATGCGAGACACGGTGGTCCATCTTCAAACTCTTCGTTAGTGCCAACTAAAATATTTTTGTATGTTTGCTCTACTAACTTATCTAATTGTTCTTTACCTATTTTATTTTGCTCTGCTAATTCTATAAATTTTTCTATACCTAATTTATTATTATCTTTGTCTACTGCGTATCTATTTGTGTGACCGTTATTGTAGTATGGTAAGTTTATAAAGTTACCTGGTTTTATTTCTCCTTTATTATCTTCCTTTAATTCTTTCTGTTTTGGAAAAACCTCTGTATCAGGATCTAATCCCAGTGGCAGTAAAAAAGATTTTAGTGCCGAGATTAGATCGACAGTTGGTATCGGTTCTTTTAAAAACAAATAACAATGTAAACCTCCGCTCTTTGATAACATAGGTATTAAAGGTAATTTGTATTGTTGAAATAAAGCTAAATAGTTTTCTGTTTTAAATGTAGAATAATTTTTTGGGTCTATATCTATGCAACCAAACTGTGCTGTCTTATCTAATCTACATGGTTGTATGCCAATTGATATCTTACCCTCAACGTGATCTTTGTAATCACCTTGTGTTATTGGTCTCCCAGCCCACTCGTAGTTTGGTTTAAGTTTATTTTTTTCTGTATCTAATTGTGCTGATGACATGTCAGCGATACCAAAGTCTCCTTGATATCCTGTAAACAGTTTTATAAATTCATCAACCATAAAGATCCCGGGTCGGGGTGGCTCCAGTCTCCCTTAACCACCCCTATCTTTCTTTAGAGAAAGAATTAGTAGTTAGATTCCTCTTCTCCTTCATGTGCAGCTTTTAGCTGAGAGAGTTTTAAAGAGTTATGGAAATCTTTTGCCATTTGATATACACCTACATCCTCTATTTTTCTAAGCATAGATATTTTATAACCATGCCAAGTAAAGTTACCTAAATTTTCAACAGAATTTAATTTATAAATTCTTGAAAACACTGGTGCTGGCACAGATTTACCAGAGGGAGTTAATTCAAATTCATTTTCCATTAATGAATTCCAGTTTCTACTTTCTGTAAGTTGAGTAGATTTCATTGTCATTAAAGCTTTTTCTGGTCTATCTCCGTTAACAATAACAAAATGATTTGCTGTCTTCTCAATGTAATTACCATTTTTAAGCACATCTTTATTTTGATCATTTTGTGTAGTTTCAGCCATGATGCCAGGGCCCCTATCATTACTGATCGGTCTACCTTCGCTTCTTTCAAAAGGTGCCCACTCTGGGTATGTCATCTTATAAAAGACAGGTATGACTTCAATGCCTTTCTCTCCACTATACAGTTTCTTTGTAACTGTATTATAAAACATACCGGCCTCTGCGCCTTCTACATATTTAGCATGTTTCTTTTTTGTTTCATACGAACCACTTTGTAGTAGTTTTAAAAAAGGTAAAGCAAGATCAGTTTTCTCAATGTTTTCCAAACCCATTCCTGAATCTGCAACAAAGTCTAAAGTCGCTAATGCTCCACTTTCCTTTTTTTGTATTTCTTTTTTTTCTTGTTCCATGTTTCTTGTCTCCTGTTTCTTGTTACTTGTTTCTTGTTATTTTTGTTTTGTTTCCCTTAAACAAATTAAAATGTTCAGAGGGTAAGTCTAATCCTTTTTCGACCCGCTCTCTGTACAGTGCTTTGAGAGTCATGGGCTCCACCTTCAATTTTTGTTGAGGTTGATACCCATTACTCTCGGCAAGGTTTGCGTATTCGCTCGCCTTGTTGTCCTCGTTACGACCAAAGGAAACAGTAATCTCATTTTTAATAAGATCACCCAAGTCGCTGTTTCGAAGCCAGTTAAAAGCGCCCTCCCGTTTATCAACAGGAATAGTTGCGCTGTAAATTTCTTTTATCTCTATTGAAGAACCATCTCTTAGTTTCATGGTTTTCATTTTCATAGAGTCCATAATCTCTGGTATGACTTGCTGTGAAAGTTTATCCGCCTGTTCTTTTTTTCTTGATAATCTTTCTTCATCCATTTTAATTTCGTCCTCTAGCTTTTGTAAGTTTAAAACATGGCTAGATAATGTATCCGCATTATTTAATTCGTTTACTTGTTGAGGTGCATCCTCAACAAACATCTTTTGTAAATCACTCACCTATCTCTCCTTTCTCGTATAGATTTATTTTTATAGGATAGTATTTTCTTTCTTGCTTGTCCCATTTTAACAAATTGTATTTGCCGTTTGTCATATCAGAAACGATAGAACATACAACACCAATTATTGCAGGATCACCTGTTAATAATAAATAATCATCTGATGTAAAATTTTTTAATAAACTTCTTAATTTAAATATTAAAGGACCTGGTGAAAAAATAATTTGCGATAACTCTGGAAGTAAAAATTTAAATTCACCATACTTAGAGGCACCCATAATATTTATTCTTGGATTGCCCTCTTTAGTTCCCGGTATTTCCTGTATAACGTAAACTATATTTTCTTTCATGCATTGACATATAGTCGATCATGGATTATATGTCAACCCATACAGGAGAAAAAACATGGATTATAAATTTAAAACACAGCCATACGCTCATCAGCTTAAGGCGTTAGAGAAATCTTGGGATAAAAAATGCTTTGCATATTTTATGGAGATGGGTACGGGTAAATCTAAAGTATTGATAGATAATGTATCTATACTTTATGATCAAGGCAAAATAAACGGTGTTCTAATTGTGGCACCAAAAGGTGTATACAAAAACTGGTATGATCAAGAAATACCAAATCATTTGGTTGATCATATAGAAAAAAATGTTGTATTATGGCAAGCAGCTATCACTAAACAACAGCAACAAAATTTAGACACATTATTTAAAACAGGAACAGATTTACATATATTAATTATGAATGTAGAAGCACTGTCTACTAAAAAAGGTGTGGACTTTGCAGCTAAATTTTTAAATTCTCATAACACTATGATGGCAATTGATGAGTCTACAACAATAAAAAATCCAGAAGCAAAACGTACAAAAAATATTGTTAACCTTGGTAGAGCTGCAAAGTACAAAAGAATATTAACAGGATCTCCTGTAACAAAATCACCGTTAGATTTATACAAACAATGTGAGTTTCTTGATCCCTGGCTCCTGGACCATCAATCTTATTACTCATTTAGAACTAGATACGCTATTATGAAAACAGCAAACTTTGGTGGCAGATCTGTGCAGATTGTTGTTGGTTATAGAAACTTAGGTGAGTTGTCAGATAAACTAAAACCTTTTTCTGATAGAGTATTAAAAGATGATTGCCTGGATTTACCAAGTAAAACTTTTATGAAAAGAACTGTGCAACTAACACCAGATCAATTTAAAGTATATCAACAGATGAAAAGAGAAGCGCTTGCTATGATGAATGGCAAAATGATCACAACTGCAAATGCATTAACACAGTTAATGAGACTACAACAAATTACATGTGGTCATTTCAAAGCAGACGATGGCACAGTACAGGATATTAAAAGCAATCGTTTAGATGAACTCATAAACGTATTAAACGAAATAGAGGGTAAAGTTGTTATCTGGGCTCACTGGCAGAGTGATGTAAGACAAATTATAAAAGCGCTTGTAGAAGAGTTTGGTGAGAATTGTTTTGTAGATTATTATGGTTTAACACCACAAGATGAAAGACAAGATAATATAAAACGTTTTCAAAACGATGACAAGTGTAGATTTTTTGTAGGCACACCGCAAACAGGTGGGTATGGTATTACACTTACAGCTGCTAGTAATATGGTTTATTATTCTAATGGTTATGATTTAGAAAAAAGACAGCAGTCAGAAGCACGTATTGATCGTATCGGTCAAACTAAACCCATGACATATATTGATATTATTTGTGAGGATACTGTCGATGATAGAATTGTAAAAGCTTTACGTAAAAAAGTTAATATTGCAAGTCAGGTTATGGGTGAAGAATTAAAAGCTTGGATCTAAAGTTTTTGTAGTAACACCACAATTACACCACCCATGCCAGTCATGACAGCTCCCATAGATACAAGTAGTATTCTCTCTATTCTAGTTATTTGACTTTGTAATTCATGCATACGATCGTAAGTTTGCTTTTGCATTATTCTGCAAAGCTTCTCGTGTGATTCTATTCTTTGTAGTGCGTCTTGTTTGGCTGGCATTTTATCTATACCCAAAAGGGTTTCCTACATTTGTTGGAGGAGAAGGGTCTTGATCACGACCGCCGCCTCCACCTGGAGGACTTCTATCTTGTTGTCTTCTAGCTGCTTCTTCTCTTGCTTTTTGTGCCGCAGCTGCTGCTTCCTCTTTTGCTTTTTGTGCAGCCTCTTCTCTTCTTCTTTCAGCTGCTGCATCTGCTGCCTCTGTTTCTCTTCGTACTCTGTCTTCCTCATCTATTCTAGCTTGAATTTTTCTAGCTTCCTCTAAATTTCTTTGTCTAGCTAATTCTTCCTCCGCTCTTTTTTCATCTTGTTTTTGTTTTAATTTTTTAGCAACATCATAAACAAATGTTACTGGTGCAAAACCTTTAACTGCTTTTCCAGCGGCAGTATTTATTGCCGTTCTTATTAAAGTGCCTGATATATCTATTTTATCTATACCTAAAGCTTTTTTTAATTTATCTTTAAAAGTTTCAGGTGTATCTTCTTGTGTTATAATTTCAGATGTATCAAAAACTGTGCCTTCATCATCAGGATCAAAGTCTCCTGTGTACACGTTATCTAGTGTAAATGGACTAGCTATTGTCATCTCTTCACCTGTTGTTGAGTCTATAAATGTTTTATCAAATACAGGTTGAACTCCAGTTCCAACAATTTCAGTAGATGGAACATCTAAAATATCTAAACCATCCACGGACATGGCTTGACTTTTATCTGCATCTGCAGTCACACCAGCAAAATCTGCACCTCCACCTCTAGGCATATCAAAAGTATCTGTTGTAATATCAAATTCATCTGTTGATGTTGGTATCTGTCCTCTGCCTCTATCTGGTATTCTAAGGTTTAATCCTGCCTCATCATAAGTAGGGCCTATTCCGGTAGGTGAAACTATATTAGCAAATTCTTCTGCCTGCACTTGCCCCGTCCCAGTACCGTCTGTTAAACCTGTAAATTCATCTTGAAAACCTAAAGTGGGATCATTAAACAATGCTATGTCTAAATTTGTTACAGGAGCTTCACCAGGTGCAAAAACAGGTTGCCCTGGTCCTATTTGTAACCCAACACCTTGATCAATTAAATTTTGTTCAAACTCTTGTTTATTAAAATCATCTGTTGGCACAGTCCCTTGACCCCCGCTACCTGAATCTCCTCCACCTGTGCCTGGTGGCACCACTTTGCCTTCTTCGGGTAACATAGGTAAACCTGAACCAAAAAATTTTAAAAGATCTGAATAAGTAGACCGTAACGTAGGATCAAATTTTACACCTGGCTGCACATCCCCTAATAATAATGGGTTAGTTTCTGTCTCTGTTCTTAAACCAGATACATCAACACCTTCATCTAATAAATCTGGGTCAAATATTAATGATTCAAATTCTCTTGACATTACGTTTGTCTCCTTTGTCTCTCTCTTATAGCTTTTTCTTCAGGTAGAAGCAATGCTTCTTCTACAGGTGTTAATACACTACCTGTTGATGACACTTGTTTAGGTTCTACTATGGTTGGATTTATTTGTGGTGTTTGTGGTAACATTCCGCCTAGTAAACTTGGATCAGTTGGTAGAAAATCTTCCAAAGTTATATTAAAATTTTGATCTAATCTTAAACGATTAAATCTTCTATTCATAGCCTTTATTGCCGACATGGCTCCTCTTAATGGATTGGGCTCACCTATTCTTTTAGAAATTTGATCAAATTCTCTCATAATATCTACTGATGGAAAGTATGGATCAAATTTTCTTTTTGTAAGCCTGCCATAATCTTTATTCAAACCTCTCTCATTAAATTCTTTTTGAATATTTTTCATGTTAGAATCTAAAGAACGAGCTGCGTTTATATCCTTATATAATTCCTGTTGAGTTTCAAAGAGAGCTTTGTTTGCTATAAAATATCTTTCAATAACTTGTCTAGGTGTTCTAGGTCCACCTCTTAATAATCCTGTATCACCTCCAGTAAATAATGATCTAGAATCTCTAGTTTCTCTTCTATAATTATTTAATTTAAAACCCATTGATCTTACAGGATCTACTTTAACAACTCTGTAACCTAAAAAGCCAAGTAATTCATCAGGTAGTTCAAAAAATTCTCCTCTGTCTTTTGTTGGTTTATCTAAAGCTGCAGCGTATAATCTTGTAAGTTGTGGGTAAGAAAAAGGTGCTAAAGCTTGTGCTAAATGATTTGTAATAATTTTTATTTTTTCTCCATCAGGTGTTACTTTTTTATATAATTCTCTACCCTCTCTTGTTCTACCATTTCTTGCAATAATATCTAACGCAGCTTCTGTGTAAATTGCTTCTGATATAAATGGTGACGCAAGTTCACCAGCAGCTTGTGCCATACCACGCAATAAACCGGGTAGTAGTTGTTCTTCATTCTCAATACCTTTTTGCACTTCGTTTAACAAAGTTTGCACTGGTCTAATAGCAATATCATAAGCGTTACCATGACTAAAATCTATATATTTTAATTCACCCTCTTTTGTTCTAATTGGCATAATAGTAGAGTTTTTAGACCATTTTGGTAAATATCTTTTAAGAGCAGTAAGTTGCTCATTAGTTACATTGTGATAACCCTGCATACCTGCTTGTATGCCCAAAGGAGCTATGCCTAATACAGTTGTTAAACCCAGTAATCTTTTAATACCAATAGATCTTAAAGCTGGGTCTTTTATTTCTTTTAATGATCTTTGTGCAATATTAGTTGTTGTTCTTAATATTTCAGATGGAAAAGACATAAATGTTCCAAGTGGTAAACGTCTTAATGCTCTAACTGTATCAGATACATATGCATAATTTGGCACTGTGTTTCTAACAATGTCAGCTGCTTCTTCTTTTAATTGTCTTTCGGTAAACTTTCTACCAACTTTTGTATATGCATTTCTTAATCTTTGCATTTCAACAGCATAATTAGCTATTTTAAATAAATCATCCTCTGCTGTATATAGATCCTCTGCACCTTTCATAAATTTTTTTACTTTTCTGCCAGTGCCAGCAGTAAGTTTTTTTAACATAGAATCCAATGGTTTATCTATATTAAGATTTTCACCCATACGAATATCACGTAATAAATTTTTTACATCACCCAATTGCACTTGTGAGTTTACAACCCCTAGTTCCAATAATTCTCTGTACGCTTCATTTGCTTCTGCTTTTCTAACCCCAACTTGTAGTTTAGGAAAAGCATCTCTAAACGCTCGACCAACAACTGCCGGATTTTCAAACATAACACCATTTGCTGCAGAAAATGCTGTTGCAGATATTATGTTTCTCATGTGTGTAACTGGTGCAAGTATAGTTTTTGCAATTTGTGCTCCAGCTTTAGGTAATAATATTCCATTTCTATAAACCCAAAAAACAGTTTTTTCAGCTGCGTCAGGAAAAATTCCTGTTGTTCTTTCTCCTCGTAAAAATTCTAAAGCTTTACTAGCATCAGACAAACCCTCTGCTATTGCTCTTGAAGTGTACTTACCTTGTAATGGATTTATTGTAAATTCATCTTTAAAATATGATTTTAAATATTTATCTAACTCCACAATATCTTGATTGGGTAGCGCCCTTGCAGCTGTTCCATCAACTAATTCTTCCTCAGAAAAAAAGAAACCCCTAGCTCCCCCAGGTGTGCTTTCTTTTATACCCTTTTTTATAACATCATCTTGTTTTGCTAACTTTTCAAATAATTCATTTTTTCTAGCAATATTAGACAATTTAGTCATGCTGTTATATATAGAAAATCTTGGGTCCTCTATTTTACCAAACAACTCTTGTATTACTTTTTTGTCTTTACCCTTTGTTTCTGCAAGCAAACGCTCTGGTTTAAATTGTCCTGTTAAAATGTTTTTAAAAAATTTATCTATTTCTGGTCCTTCATCTGCTTCTGTATTTTTTATATATTTAAACGGTAATCCAGGAGGAGCTTTTTGTTTTTGTGCAGTTTTAATAACCTCATCTACCATAGTTTTGGCTTGAAAATCTGTTATTTTTTTACCATTTGCTGCCGCATATCTTTTAAAAAATGCTTGTGCATTTGTAATGGCTTCTTCTGTAGGTGCATAATTCATGTATGGTATTATAGATTTATCTTCAAATATTTTGTATGTGTTACCAAGGTATTCTTTCACTCTATTACCCATTAAAGATTGTAATGTTTTTACATCTTTTGGTGCGTTAGATGACGCTTGAATTAATTCTGAAAAAGTTTTTCTTGCACCATTTAATGTTTTAAATATTTCATTGACTGCATTACCTTTTGCACCTTTATCTTTTAAAATTTTTGTAACTCTATCTATTGTTTGTTCAGAAATATCTTGTCCAATATTATCAGAAAATAAAGCTTTATTTAATTCTTCGTATATTTCTGTTTTTGTTTTAGTGCTTGACTTATCAAATATATTTTTAAATGTAGGAAACATGCTATCAACTTGTTTATCTATATTCTTAACTAATTCCATGGCCCTGTTTGTGTCTGCCATGGTTGCGCCTTTTTCTGCCATTTTTGCTTCAAATATTTCTTGTGGTTTGGCACCTCTAGCTCGTAACGTAGAAAATACTTTGTTAAAATATTGATCTAATTTGGAATTACTAAACTCTATTCTTTTACCACGTTGAGCTGCAGCTTTAATTGCTTTACCTGTGCCATATATAAAAGGTGTAATAAATAAAGATTCAGAACCAAATTTAGCTCTGTTCATTAATTTTTTAAATGCATCGTCTCTACCGCCTTCGTCAGTAGTTTCCTCTAATTGTGTGGGACCAGCTTCAAATAAATCACCAAATGTACCAATATCTTCTGCATCAGTAACAAATGCTTCACCCACAGCTCCTCCCGTTACACCTGCAACAAATTTTCTTCTACCTAACGTTTTGTTAAAATCATTTGCTTTCTTTGCAGCTTTCTGTGCATTCACCCCTTTTGCATTAAAATAGTTTCCCGCTTTCTTTGCTTTAACTGCACCGCTTGCTAATTTAAAACCAACACCACCTGGTACACCTATTTGTATCAATGTTTCTGCTATCTGACCTATAGCTCTATCATCTGCTATGTCTTCAAATATATTGATTTTATCAAATGCTTTTTCTACTTCTACAGCTGTTTCTGTATCAAAACCTAAATCTATAAGTTCTGCTCCAAGTGATATAACACCTTCAGGCACTTTTATAATACCAGATAACACACCGGCCATTGTTGCTGTGAGTGCACTTGTTTCTGAGCTTTGTTCTTGTGGAGTAAGATCAAAGTAGCCGAAAGGATCTATATCTTTAGCCATTTAACCTCCTAGTATAAACTACGAAGAGTTATAATATTGTAACTGTTTGATGTAAAATCTGCCTTATTTCCACCAGCTTTTAAAGTGTAAAATTTACCATCTGATACATTAAAAAAACCATCTCCAGGCCCAAATTCCTCATT